CTAAAATGGTAGTTATGAAGGGTTCTTAATGAGACGGTATTACCGCAGTTCTGATTGTGGTTGCTCTCACAAGTATAGTAAGGGCGGGTCGGTCAAAGATGCGTGTTACCACAAGGTAAAGTCGCGTTATAAGGTCTTCCCGTCCGCCTATGCTTCTGGTGCAATTGCGTCTTGTCGTAAGAAGGGCGCTAAGAATTGGGGGAATAAGGGATCTAAGTAATGGCTGTTCGTAAGACCGAAAAAGGCGCGGCACTGAAACGCTGGTTCAAAGAGGACTGGAAAGATGTGCGTACTGGTAAGGCTTGCGGGCGAACTAAAGGGGAATCACGCGGTACACCCTATTGTAGACCTACGAAACGTGTATCAAGTAAGACCCCTAAAACAAGCGGTGAGATGAGCGCTTCTGAGAAGAGAAGCAAGATCGCACAAAAGAAACGATTAGGTCAGCCCGCAGGTAAGCCACGCCGTGTGTCTCCCGCTAAGCGTAAAGGATCTAAATAGGTGGGTATGGGTGTAAAACATTACTTTGCTGATGGCAGAGAACATAAGGGTAGTATGCACAAACACCCGGACGGAAGCCTTATGACCGGCAAAGTAATGTCTAGTACCTCAAAAAAACTTTTTCATTATGGCTCTCTGTCTAGTAAAGCTAAGCAGAAAGCCCGCCAGAGTTGGAAACGCAAATGACTACGTCTGGTACTACCGCCTTTGATATGGACTTCACGGAGATCGCTGAAGAAGCATGGGAACGTGCTGGCAGCGAGATGCGGTCTGGGTATGACCTACGTACCGCTAGAAGGTCTATGAATCTGCTGACTATTGAGTGGCAGAACCGTGGTATAAATATGTGGACCGTAGATAGCGGGACCATTAGCCTTGTTAGTGGCACTAGCCAGTATACACTTCCTGCCGACACCATTGATCTGATGGAACAAGTTATTCGTACAAATGCAGGTAATGCTACAACACAATCTGACTTAAATATTAGCCGGATCAGTGTCAGCACGTACTCCTCAATACCCAATAAACTGACTACAGGGCGTCCCATTCAAGTGTGGGTAGAGCGCCTTCGTGACGCTCCTAAGATCAATGTGTGGCCCGTGCCGGACAGTAATGACTATACTTTTGTCTACTGGCGTATGCGCCGTATCGAAGATGCAGGTAGTGGTATTCAGACTCCTGATATGAACTTCCGCTTCTATCCCTGTTTGGTAGCTGGTTTAGCCTACTATATTGCAATGAAGATACCGGATATGGCGCCCCGTATAGAGATGCTTAAAGCGGCCTATGAGGAGCAATTCCAGTTAGCTGCAGGTGAAGATAGGGAGAAGGCGTCTGTTCGCTTTGTACCCCGTGCTGCGAGGGTCTAGAAGTGTCTAATCGCTTCGCTTCCGGTCAAAAGGCCCTAGCTATATGTGATGTTTGTGGGTTTCAGTATAAACTACGAGAGTTGAAGAACCTTATTCAGAAAGGACGCAACACTAACATCAAAGCGTGTCCAGAGTGCTGGAACCCAGATCAACCACAGCTCCATTTAGGGGAGTATCCAGTGGATGATCCACAAGCACTTCGAGATCCGCGACCCGACTCAGCAGAGTTGGTAGCTAGTAGAGATATACAATTTGGGTGGGATCCTGTTGGATTAAACGATCAATATGGATTAACACCTAATAATCTGGTAGGAACAACTCAGGTTGGATCCGTAACGGTTACTACCACATAGGAGTTTACTATGAAAAAGATGAGCAACACGCCCGCTAAGGCTACAGATACCCCCAAAGTGTACGGCCCCAAGGCTGACATGAAGGGCGTAAAAACCAATGGCGTCAAAGTCCGTGGTGTTGGAGCGGCTACTAAGGGCACCATGGCCCGTGGACCGATGGCATAAGACATGAATTATACAGAGTTAAAGACTAATATTCAGGACATCTGTGAGACTACGTTTACAGATGCCGAGCTCGCTATGTTCACTGAGCAGGCCGAGCAGAAGATCTATAACTCTGTTCAAATTCCAGCGCTTCGTAAGAATGTTACAGGTACTACAACGTCTGGTAACAGCTATTTAGGAATGCCTACTGACTTCTTATGGTCCTATTCCTTGGCGGTTGTTGACGGTAGTGGGCAGTACCATTTCCTTCTTAATAAGGATGTTAACTTTATTCGTGAAGCCTATCCCGCAGCTACGCCGGGTGGTTTACCCGCCCACTACGCTTATTTTGCTGACGGTAGTTTTATGTTGGGGCCAACCCCAGATGCTGCGTACACTACAGAGCTACATTATGGATATTACCCAGAGTCTATCGTAACTGCAGGCACCACATGGCTCGGGGATGAATTTGACTCTGCCCTTCTTAATGGCGCGCTTATTGAAGCAATTCGGTTTATGAAGGGTGAGCCCGATCTTGTGGAGATGTATGGTAAGATGTACGCACAGGCTGTAACTTTACTTAAACAGCTTGGTGATGGCCGACTCCGCGAGGATACATATCGTTCTGGTCAGTACCGGCAAGAAGTTAAATAGGGGATAAGCGATGGCAATTACTCAAGCTATGTGCACATCGTTCAAGCAAGCTCTGCTTGACGGTGAAATGGATTTTAGTTCTGACACGGCGCAGACGTTTAAGATTGCTCTTTACACGTCATCAGCTACGTTAGACGCAACTACTACAGTATATTCTGCTACCAATGAGGTTAGCGGGACCGGGTATAGTGCGGGCGGGAATACTCTTACTATTTCCACTAACCCGACTACGTCAGGTACTACTGCGTATTTGAGTTTCTCGAATACTACATGGTCTTCAGCTACGATCACTGCACGGGGTGCTCTGATTTATAAGTCTGGTGGCACTAATCCTGCTGTAGCTGTGTTGGACTTTGGTGGAGATAAAACCTCTACCGCTGGTGATTTTACTATCCAGTTCCCAACCGCAGATTCTAGCACCGCGATCATCCGCGTAGCGTAATTTAGCGCCATGGTCTATGTCTCTGGCTGGGGGCGCGGGGCATGGTCCGATGGCGCATGGGGTGAAGCACTTCCTATAGAAGTGTCCGGGGTATCTGCGTCTACCGCGTTAGGTACCGTAACTGTTACAGGTGCCGCTGTTGTTCAGCCCTCTGGTTTAGAAGCCACGACAGCGGTTGGATCTGTAACTATTGTTGCAGCCGCAAATGTAGCGGTTTCTGGTGTATCAGCCACGACAGCAGTTGGTTCTGTAACGGTTTCTGCTGCCGCAGACGTTTCTGTGAGTGGTGTAGCAGCTACTACTGCTCTAGGTTCTGTATCTGTCACCGGCGATGCTAATGTTCAGCCTTCTGGCCTAGCAGCTACAACGGCCCTTGGGTCTGTAACGGTTGCTGCCGCCGCTAACGTAACAGTAAGTGGTGAAGAAGCTACAACGGCGCTTGGGTCTGTAACCGTTACTGGTGGGGCTGTTGTTCAGCCCTCTGGCCTAGAGGCCACCACTGCTCTGGGTACCGTCATTGCTACTGGTGGGGCTACGGTACAGCCTTCTGGTTTAGAGGCCACGACAGCGGTTGGGTCTGTAACTGTTACTGGTACAGCAGTTGTTCAGCCTTCTGGTTTAGAAGCTACTATGGGGCTTGGGACTGTAACCGTCGGTGCTAATGCTGATGTAACAGTAAGTGGCGAATCAGCTACAACTGCGCTTGGCTCTGTAACTACAACCGCTGGTGCTGGTGTAGCAGTAAGTAGTGTAAGTTCTACCATAAGATTAAGTACTGTATCCGTTGTGGCCGCTGGTAATGTACAAGCTGCTGGATTATCAGCTACAGGGGCTCTTGGCAACGTCACCACTAGTACGGTAAACTCTATCACCGCTACAGGCGTCAGTGCTACTGGATTCTTAGGGTCGGTTGTTGTAACTGCTCGCGCAGGAATCCCTGTTACTGGGGTCAGTGCTGCAGGTGCCATAGGCACAGTCTTTATTTGGGATGAAGTTGATACGGGGCAAAACCCGAATTGGACGTCGATTAGTGATGGGCAGACACCTTCATGGGCTAGCGTATCTGATGGACAGACACCAAGTTGGTCTCCAATAGATGCTTCCCAAACACCTAGTTTAGAGGTTATAAATACTACCCAGACACCTAATTGGCAGAATGTTAGTGGATTATAGCTTCATATAGGTTATTATGTAGCTATGCGGCGCGGAGTGTAAATTATGACAACGCAGTACACGACTATTCTTAAATTAGCTCTTCCCGTACAGGGCGAGCTTAGTGGTACGTGGGGCGACGTTGTAAACGATAATATTACCTCAATGGTTGAAGAGGCCATCGCTGGCCGTGCTGTAGTTAATTCTTGGACAACTAACTCTCATACTCTGACTACTGCAGATGGTACGACATCCGAATCCCGCTGTGCAATGCTTGAGTTTACCGATAGCGGCGCAGCTCTTACAGGCAATGCAACGGCAATATGTCCTACTCAATCTAAAATCTATATTGCTAAGAACGCTGTTGGTAGTAGCCGTACCGTAACTCTCAAGACTTCTGCTGGTACAGGCATAGCCATCCCTGATGGTAAAACCATGCTTCTATTCTGCGACGGAACAAATGTCGTAGAAGGTATTACAAACATACAGTCTCTATCCGTAGGTGGTTATACAGTGTCCCTTTCGGGTGCTGTAACCACAGCAGCGGCGTTTACTACTGCTGGCGCTAACGCGCTAACCCTGACAACTACTGGCGCAACCAACGTAACGCTGCCTACTACTGGCACTCTTGCTACACTTGCTGGCACTGAAACCCTTACAAACAAGACTCTGACCTCTCCCGACATTAACGGTGGTACGGTCGATGGTGCCGCTATTGGTGCTAGTTCTGCTAGTACAGGCGCATTTACCACTCTGACTGCTAGTACCAGCTTAAATATAGCAAGCTCCACCACCGTTGATGGTGTTCTTGACGAAGACAACATGGCTTCCGATAGCGCCACAAAATTGGCTACACAGCAGTCAATTAAAGCTTATGTTGATAGCCAAGTCGGTACGGTTGATACACTCGCTGAAGTTCTTGCTAATGGTAATACTACTGGCGGCACCAATCTCGTTGTTACGGCTGGCGATACATTAACGGCTGATAACATAGGCGAAACGACTGCTACCTCTGGTGTAACTGTAGATGGTGTTTTACTTAAAGATGGTGGTATAACACTCACCATAGACCTAGCCGTGGCTGATGGTGGTACAGGGGCAAGCACAGCAGCCGCTGCGCGTACAAACTTAGACGTTGACCAAGCAGGTACTGCGGTCGCAATGGCAATAGCACTGGGGTAAAAGATGGCAAATACCTTCAAACGCAAACTCTCTCGCTCCATCGGAACGTCTCTGACGGCGGTTGGTAGCTACACTGTAGCCGCTTCTACAGAAGTAACAGTGATTGGCTTGGTTGTGTCTAATACAACGGCCTCTCAGGTTCTTGTGGACGCAACACTCAACGACGGGTCAAACGACACGTACTTAATTAAGCAAGCGCCTGTACCTAGCGGCGGTGCGATTGTTA